GAAGATATAATAGAAATGGATTACTTTTTTATTTGATAGATAAAAAAGAAACAAAGACTAAAAATTATAATAAGGTGGCGTTTTATTTGGCATTCACTAATGATGTTATAGCAAGTGGTATTCAGATATATAATTCTGCTGATTCACATGTTTACACTGATAATCTTACAGATGGGGGATGGTCTGAAGAAGAAATCATGAGATTGACAACATTGTTCAGATTAGTCTTTTTAAGAGAAAAGAAACTCAAAAAGTCCAAAGATTTTGTGACACAGTTCTCCGATACTTTAACAAAGTTAAATTTTGAATCTTTGTTAGAACATTTGGGTATACTTGAACAAAACCGAAAAATTGATTATATTTCAGATATACAAGAAAAAATAAATAACCTAGTTAAAAATTTAAATGATGCAAGATTTACAACAGCCAAGAATTAACGTTCGTGATTGTCCAACTATCAAATGTGAGAAATGCGGAAGCGTTTATTTCAAAGAGGCTTTATATCTAAAGTGGGTATCTAAACTACAAGGTGCTGCTGAAGACCAACCAATTCCATTCCCAATTTACATGTGTATGAAATGTGACCATGTCAATAAAGGATTTAATCCATTCGAAGAAGAGGAAAAAACATTAATTAATGATTAATCGAATTATACATTTCTCAGATTTACACATCAGATTATTCAAGGACCACGACGTATATCGTGGCATCCTTGAATCTGCATTGAAAGAGTGGAAGACACTCGCACCTGACAGAATTGTATTCACTGGAGACTTGGTTCACAGCAAGAATCAAATGACACCTGAACTCGTTGAGTTCGTTGCTTGGGTATTGACTGAATGTGCAAGTATAACCAAAACGATTGTTATCATTGGTAACCACGACTTCCTTGAGAATAACAACTCAAGGTTGGATGCTCTTACACCAATCATTGATTCTTTGAAGAACGAGAACATCGTTTATTTGAAGAATAGAGGGGTATATGAGGATGATAATATCAACTGGTGTGTTTACTCCTTAATGGACCATAACATCCCTCCTGACATCCAAAAATCAAAGAACAAGAACATTGGTTTATTCCACGGTCCGATTCAAGGTTTATACACAGACATTGGATATAAGTTCGAAGATGGGTTTGATGCTAGTAAGTTCAAAGGGTGTGACCTTGTATTGTGTGGTGATATCCACAAGAGACAAGTGTTCGATATTCCTGGTGGAAAGAAGGCATACATGGTTGGTTCAACCATTCAACAAAACTTTGGAGAGACTGTTAGAAAACACGGGTATGGAGTATATGATATAGAGAAGGACGAATACACATTCGTTGACCTACCAAACCCTAAACCATTCCTATCATTTTACATCAATTCGATTGATTGTTTATCTGAAGGAACAGAAAAGTTGGTGAACTACTAAGATGGAGATAAAGATTAAACTTTCAAATACGGAACACAAGGACTTATTGTCTTACTGTAATCTTAATGACTTGTTGATAAGTGAGGTTGCTAAGAAATCATTTACAACTGGTTTCAATATTGAAAGGTATGGTCTGCTAAATCCGGGTGGGAACCAAGAAAAAGAGGTGATAAAAGAGGTTGTTGTCGAAAAACGAGTGGAAATACCTGTTGAAGTAATCAAGGAGATTGTTCAGGTTGAGTATGTTGAGGTTCCTGTTGAAAGAGTGGTTGAGAAAATAGTCGAGGTTATCAAAGAGGTTCCTGTTGAGAAGGTGGTGGTTCAAGAAGTAATCAAAGAAATACCTGTTGAAAAAGTTATCACCAAAACAGAATACGTTAGTGATGATACTCAGATAAACGAATTGTTGTCAAAAATACAACAGTTGGAGGAGATGCCACCAAAAGTGGTTGAGGTTATCAAAGAGGTTCCTGTTGACAGAGTTGTTATTCAAGAGAAGACTATTGAGGTTCCTGTTGAGAAAATCGTCATTCAGGAAAAAATTGTAGAAGTAATTAAAGAGGTAGTTGGTGAAGGTGGGGATAAATCTAAATTGGATGCTCTCCAATCTACAGTAATGAAACTAAGACAAGAAACTTTAGAGAAAGACAAAAAAATAAGAGAATACGAACAAACTATTCAAGATATTCAAAAATTTCAGGAAGACAGAAAGGCTGTTTATTTGAGTGGTTCAAATTTAAATAAAACATTATGATGGGAGAAATGGAATGGGGAACCTGTGAGTTCTGTGGAAATGAAGGAGGTTTGGGGAGAACGTATTTCGAATACGATGTCGACTGTAAGTGTTGTAATGGTAAACAGCACTTCGAAATTGTATGGCACTGTAATAAGTGTGAAGCCAAAGACCCAGGTATTAGGAAAATAGAATTAACTAACGAATTTAAACACAAATTATGATAACACAACTATTAACATGGATTATATCCATCTACGGACTTTCAAACATTTTAGTTTACGGAAGTATTTTTAATACACCGAGAAATTACATTTTCAACGAAGCAGACTATGGAGATGGTTTGTTTACAGAATTTTATAAGTTTCTTAAAGGAATGTTATCTTGTATGATGTGCACACCAGTGTGGGTTGGATTTTTCTTCGGAATTTTCTTATATTCACCAATACACGAGATGTTAGGTGTAACTTTATGGGTTTCATGGTTCTTTGATGGAATGTTAGCATCAGGAGCAACATGGGCGATAAACTCAATCGTTGAATGGTTCGAAGAAAATAGACCAAATAAAAATTTACATTAAAACAATAAAAATGGCAAAATCTAAAAAAAGAGGTGGTGAGAAAGCCCACAGAAAAAGACTTCAGCAAAGAAATAACACATTGAAGGCCGAACAATCTGCAATGCAAAAGTTGTTCAACGAATCAATGAAAGCTCAAATTGAGGCGTTAAAACAAAAAGATGCTGAACAGGTTTCAGGTCTTACAGCAAATCAATAAAAATGAAATGGGATTTATTCAATCCACATCCAGAGTATAACTACAAACATATGTCAACAAAATTAGATATATCTACTTTGGAGAATCCTAACATACAAGTAATATGGGAGGATGCTCCAGAGAATTTCACCCAAGAAAGAATCAAGTCTGTGAAACAATACTTCATGAAGAAGTATAGTTCCGCAAATATCAATGTTATAACCAAGGCGAAGACAACTGAGGAAACTCAACAGACAATCGATGTAGCGGTTAACATTATGGATAAGAACTATCAGAAAGAACTTATCAAATCTCTTCTTGAGTCAAAAGGACAAGACCAGTTTTATGACCAAGTCATGAACATTGACCTTGCTGTTGAAAACAGAATGATGGCTAATGAGGTTGAGGTTACACCATTCAAAAGATGGTATATCAAGAAGATTGAATTCAGTAACTTCTTATCGTATGGTGAGAACCAGGTTATCGATTTTGATAAATGTAATGGTATCACAGTGGTTGAATCAGACCCACCGAACTTCGGAGGTAAGACGGTATTGACCGTGGACTTGTTATTGTTCTTATTCTTCAACACGACAACCAAGACTCAGAAGGCTGAGGAAATCTTCAACAGATTCACAGATAAGAATGTGGTATCAGTTAAGGGTGACATCATCATTGATGGCGAGGAATATATCATCGCTCGAAAGATTGAAAGAAAAAAATCTAAGGCTGGTGAATGGAATGTTAAGACTGAGTTGGACTTCTTCAAGAAGTTGGCTGACGGTCAATTACAGAACTTCACTGGTGAACAAAGAAGGGAGACTGAGAACTTTATCAAAACATCAATTGGTGAGATGGATGACTTCTTGATGACCATTGTAACGACAGCGTCAAACCTTGAGGATTTGTTGGAAGCAAAACCAACAGCTCGTGGTCAGGTGTTAAGTAGATTCTTGGGTCTTGAATTCTTAAAGAAGAAAGAAGAGACGGGAAAAGAAATCTATTCTGAGTTTTCAAAAGGTATGTTATCCAACGTATACAATACAGAATCCTTAAAACAAGATAGCACCACGTCAAAAGAAGAAATTGAAAGACTCGAGAATGAAATTGCAGAGGCTGTTACCAAAATCAAGGATGTTGACAAGAGATTACAAAAGGGTCAAACTTATAAGGATGACTTATTGAAATCAAAATTCACTGACTTAGACCAAGATTTGGTTATTCTGAATCCTGAAAGACTTAAGGGTCAGATTGACGAATTTAAAGTAGTTGGAAGAAGAATCCAAGGTCAGATTGATGATGTTAAAATATCTGAACCAAAAGAGTTTTATCATGAAGATAGACACGATGCGGTTAAAGAAGTTATCAAATCCCGTTTTGCTGAACAAGTAACCTGTGAGAATAAGGTGGAAGAAATCCAAGACCTTATTGAAAAATATGGTGATGGAATTCAGTGTGAACACTGTGGAATCAAATTGATGGAAGCTGAGTTGACCAAGAAAAAGATTGACCAACTTGAAGGATATAAAAAACTTGTTAAGGAATTCAAAAAAGAAATTGAAGGCCTTGAAAAGAAAGAAGAATCTTTTACTCAACTTAAGAAAGACTTTGATGAATATGAAAGAGCGAAACTTGTTAAGGAAAAATATGAGGCGACTCTTGAAGCCAATAATTTAAAATTGGAACAATCTGAAGACAAGTTAAGGAGATACGAAGAAGTTCAAGATAAGATTAAGAAGAATAATGAGATTGAAGCTCAGTTGGTTAAAGCCGAAATGAGAATTGATGAATTGATTTCTGAGAAGAGAGGGTATGAGAGAACTCAAACAACCAATTCAACTCAGATTGAAAATCTTCAAGCTCGAATTGAAAAGAACAACGAGACCATCCTAAAGATTGCCGAAGAATTCGAAAGAGAAAAGATATACAAAATATATCTTGAGGTATTCGGAAAGAATGGAATCACAAAAGTTATCATGAAGACAATGATGCCATTGATTAACTCTGAACTTCAAAGATTACTTCAAGACTCTTGTTTCTTCAACTTGGAGATTCGTATCAATGACAAGAATGAGGTTGACTTCATCATGATTGATAACGGAACAGGTATCGAAAAACCTATGACCGCAGGTTCAGGATATGAGAAGACTGTGGGAGCGTTGGCTATCAGAGCTGTATTGGCTAAGGTATGTTCACTTCCAAAACCAAACATATCAGTTTACGATGAGACTTGGGGTAAGGTTTCTAATGATAACCTTGAGATGGTTGGGGACTTCTTTATGAAGTTAAAGGATTATTTCGAAAAGATATTTGTGATTAGCCACAACCCATTAATCTCAAATTGGGCGGATAATGTAGTTCATATTACAAAAACTGATAATGTATCAAAAGTCTCACAATAGTGGGACTTTTTTTATTTGGTGGATTGGTTGGTTGTAATTATCTTTGTATTCACAAAACACAAGATATATGACAAATTGGACCAATTGGAAATCGATGCCAACACCTGAAACCTGTAGAACTATTGAAGGACCCAAAGAGGCTGGAGTTTATCAAATTAGAAATAAAAACTCAAATGAACTAATTTTGTTTGGTATTGGAAAAAAATGTAAGACAAGAATGAAATCGTTATACCCTCAACCATATGGAACTGCAGGAAGAAGTAACTATAAAAAACAAAATTACATTTTAGATAATTGGGAAAATCTTGAATACAGAACAATAGAAACAGAGACAAGAGAGTTAGCGGTAGAAATGGAAAGAGGAATCAAAGAACAAAATAATCATCTATTCAATACATAGAAAACTATAAACTAATCTTAGAATGTGGATAACTTTTATTTGGTGGATTAAAATGGGTTCCATATCTTTGTATTCACAAACAAATAAACAAATACAATATGAAAAAAATCATGATGGTCGCAATCATCCTAATTGCATCGGTAGTATCTTACGGTCAACAAAAAACAGAAACTTCTGTTAAAGTGGAAACGAAATTCGAACAATTCAGTTCTAAATACGGAACAATCGTTAGATTTACTGATTACACTGTTGATAATTTGAAACGTAAATATCAGTCAGGTTCTGCGGTTATCAGAAAAGTAACTAATGGTAACAATGAATCACGTTATTATTTCAAAGTTACAAATGAAAGTCAATACTCAACATCAACAGCGATGATTGAGTATACAGATGTCCTTGAAATTCTTAAAGCAATTACAGTATTGAAACAAAGTGAGATTTCTGACGCAACTAATCCAAATTATACTGAAAATAAATTTAGAACTTCAGATGGATTTGAACTTGGATACTTCAGTAGTGGTGGAAAAATTAGTTGGTATTTACAATTAGAGAAATTTGGGAGAGACAATACAATTTTCCCGAGCGGCACATCAAGTGATATAGAACAAGTGTTCATAGGGGCGAAGAATAAAATCGAAGAACTTAAGAAGTAAAAATATCAACCCTCACCCTCAACGGTGGGGGTTTTTAATTCCAAAGATATTTATTGTGAGATGAAACAACTGATTAGACATATATTGCGTGAACATACGAAGGAGATTGGTGAGATAAAAAAAACAACTACTCCTGAATTTATTGAAAAGGCTAAAACAATTCACGGAGACAAATATGATTATTCAAAGGTAAAGTATAAAAATAGCGGAGAACCTGTCACCATTGTTTGTCCAATACATGGGGAATTTACCAAAACACCAAATAAATTTATATCAAATGTTAATCCACAAGGTTGTCCAAAATGTGGTCGTGAAAGTGCTAAAGAAAAGTTAACAAGTAATAAGGATAGTTTTGTGAACAAAGCGATTGAAAAGCACGGAGACAAATACGGATATAAAAAAGTGGATTATCAAGGAGGAGGAAAAAAAGTAGTCATTACCTGTCCCATTCATGGAGATTTTGGACAAACACCAGGAAATCATTTAATGGGTTACGGATGTCCATCCTGTGCCAAAGAAAAAGACCTTCAAAATAGGAAGTCAAAGAGAGAATCTTTAACATCAACAAATACCCAAAAATTCATAGAAAATGCTAAAGAAATTCACGGAGATAAATATGATTATTCAAAATCTGTTTATAAAAACAATTATACACCAATTGAAATTATTTGTTCAGAACATGGAAAATTTTTCCAAACATCTACAAGTCATTTAAGGGGTAGTGGTTGTTCAAAATGTGGAATAGAAAGCTCGGCAGAAAAACAAAGAAAATCACCTGAAGAATTTCTCAAACAAATAAAAATTGTTCATGGAGATAAATATGATTTTTCCAAAACCCAATACAAAGGGGCATCAGAAAAAGTTATAGTTACCTGCCCAAAACACGGAGACTTTAAAGTTACGGCACATCACTTACTTGACGGTGCTGGATGTCCAAAATGTGCCCGAGAAAATACTGGTAAAGCAAATAGTTTAACTCAAGATGAATTTATTAACAAATCTAATCTTGTTCATGATGATAAATATGATTATTCGAAAGTTGAATACGATGGTATTAATAATCGTGTAAAAATTATTTGCCCAATTCATGGGGAGTTTTTACAAACACCTCACGCTCATATGAGTGGAAGTGGATGTCAAAAATGTGGTTTTGAATCAATATCTAAGAGTAATGTTAGTAACACAGAAGATTTTATTAAGTCGGCTAAAATTGTTCACGGCAAAAAATACAATTATTCTTTAGTCGACTATAAAAATAGAAACAAATATGTTGATATTGTTTGTCCGGTTCATGGAACTTTTAAACAAAGACCTGGTGCCCACTTAAGCGGACAAGGATGTCCAATTTGTAACGAATCAACTGGAGAAAAATTAATTGCAGCCATATTAGAAAAACAAAAAATAGATTTTATAAAACAATATAAATTTGTGGATTGTACGAATAAAAAAGAAGGAAGATTTTGTAGAAAACTACCATTCGATTTTTACATACCAATAAAGAATGTGTGCGTGGAATATGATGGAAGGCAACATTTTATGGCGATTGATACTTTTGGTGGTGAAGAAGCTTTTGAGAGACAAAAAATCAGAGATGAAATAAAAAACCAATACTGTAAGAAAAACGGAATCAAACTTATCCGTATACCTTACACGATGAAGAAGGAAGATATAGAATCATACATACTAAAAAAATTAGGAATTAAATAGACCCCACCCTCAAAGTGGGGTTTTTGATTATATGAAATACTTTTACTAATATTGTGGTATGGAAAGACAAGGTCATGGTTTTGAATATCAACAGTTGATGTGTGAGAGACACAATTTACTGTCCGATGAAAACTATACTGGTATGTGGGATGCTTACAGACCTGATGGGATTCCTTGTGTGATAAAGACATTCAAACATGGGTCCGAACTACCACTAGCGGATATCTTCAATAACTTTTCAAGGGATAGGGATTTCTATTTGATATATGGTGTTTGGAAGGGAAAGAAGTCCAATATTATAGAGGAAAGAGTTGTATTTATTGATATCACAAAGTGGAGAGAGTTATTCGATTGGACTCACTATGATGGACTCAATAATTGGATTAAGAATTTAGTTTCGAACAGTTATTCTTATGATATGACTTGGAAATCTGAGGTAAAAGAATGGAAGGAAAGGTGGGGTAAAGATAGAATAGTTCAACCCAGATTCAAAAGAGACCACAAGACGCAACGTAGAATTCAATCTGCGGTGGCTTATAAAAATATAGATTTGTTTTTAGAATATGCCCAAAAAAAATAAGTATGGTTTGGACCAATTTTACACCAAACCAGCGGTTGCAAGAAAATGTTTGGAGACATTAAATTTGGGTGACTACTATACCATTATTGAACCATCTGCAGGTGAAGGAGTTTTCCTCCACATGGCTCAACATGAAAATAAGTTTGGTTATGATGTGGAACCTAAATCAGATGATATTGAGAGAGCAGATTTCTTAGAGAAAGACTTAAGTTTCCTAAATGGTAAGAAGGTGTTATTTTTTGGAAATCCTCCTTTTGGTAGGAACTCAAGTCTGGCATTAAAGTTCGTGAGAAAGTGTTGTGAGTATGGTGATACTGTTGCATTTATCCTACCTAAAGGATTTAAGAAAAGGTCTATGATTGATAAAATTCCTCTGAACTTTGAAATCGTTATGATTGAAGATTTGGAAGATGATTTATTCACATTCGAAGGTAAGGACTTTATGGTCCCTTGTGTTTGGGTAGTTATCAGAAAATCAGATGTGTTGAGAGAAAAGGAGATTAAGTTAAGACCGACCAAGTTTACATTCACAAACAAAGAAAATTCTAATTTGGCGATTCGTAGAGTTGGAATCAATGCTGGAAACGTCTTTACTGATGTGAATGTTTCAGAACCATCACACTATTTTTTGAGGGTGGAAAATCCGAATCGGGCTTACGAGTTGATTTCACAGTTGACCTTCAGTTCAGGAGATACCACAGGACCTCGAAGTATTCCAAAGAATGAATTGATTATCAAATTAGATGAGATTTTATAAATGACTCCACTAATGAGTTGGGTTTTTTATTTTAATTTGTATTTATTCTAAAAAGGTGTATGGCTAAACCACAAAAGATAGAGCAACGTAATCCTTATATACAAGGGAGACACTTAGATTTAGATATTACTGATGAGAATGTCGGAAGTATTAAAAACGTTTTTTCAGATTTACCTTCAGATTTAGTTCAAATTCAAATACGTAATTATTCGAAAAGTGATTTTAAATTGAAAGTTCCTGAGTCAATCGGCTCTTTATCGAATTTAGGTCACATAACATTTCACAACTGTGTGAATAGTATTCCAAACTCAGTATGTCAAATACCTAAATTACGATTTCTTGCACTGACGGGTAACAAAGAATTGAGAAACATACCTGAATGTGTCAATAATATGGAAAGTTTGTATTTTCTAAATTTAAAAGATAGTAATGTAGAGACACCAATTATGGGGTTTGATTTTGGTGGGGGACAATGGGACATGTCTATAGATTCGAGACCTGTTCAAAAATCAAAAGAGGAAGAATTAGAAGAATTGAGAACTGAATTAGAAAAAATACAAAGAATGATTGCAAAATTAGAAAATTCTTAAAAATAGTAACCCCACCCCTCGAAGGTGGGGTTTTATTTTGCCGTTAAGATTTCTTTACATACCTTTGTAAAAAATCAACCTATGTTATACAGACAAACCACAGAAACCACCATCGAAAACTTCGTAAAGAGTTATGCACTCAAGACCTATGTAGACCCACGATTTCAAAGAAAAAAAGTATGGAAGATATCCAGTAAAAAAGGATTTAGAACTTCTGTAATTGAGAATACGATTGCCAATCCGATAATTTTAGTGTCAGTTGAAAGTTGTATCGAAAGAGCTGAGATTAACGGAAATCAAAGTGACCTGAACTACTTCAAAAGTGTTAAAGAAAAAGGATTCAAATTTGTTTCAATTGATGGTAACAATAGAACTAACTATTGTCTTAACGAATGGAACAAAATTGATAAAGAAAATATGACCACCGATGAAGAAACATTCTTCAGAGAAAGACAAATTCCGATTACAATCTTCAGAAGTTGTTCAAGGGAAGATATGCACTTAATTGCAATTAGAACAAACAAGGGAATTGCTTGGAACAAACAGGAAGATAGAAACGCTATCTTTGGGTATGTCTCTGACTTCATAAGAGACATTTCCTTCGATATGTCGAACACTCAAACAACTCAATTAATTTCAGGGCTCAACTCCGATAGGATGCAAGATGATGAGTTGTTTGCAATGATGCTTACATATCATCAACACCCATGTGCAAATATTTCTGCGGCACTTTTGAAATCCCTATATGACAGACGAAATATTGATAATGAAAAAGAATTCAAAATAATAATCTCGGCTTGGTCTATGATTGTTAAGAAGATGGGCGAGAGGAAAATTAAGATTGATAAATCGTTGGTTATGAATTTATTTCTTTTCCTTTATGAGATTTATCATAACTCAGGAAGAAAGATTAATGATAAGTTGATTACAGAGTTCTTAAATGTGTATCTCGAATTGGAGGGTAGAAGATTATTGGAGATTGATTTGTGGAAAGATAATCTTAGATATGCGCCCAAGAAGTTAAAAGAGAAATCAGATAAAATCCTATCAGATTTTATCCCTTATATTGATACTTTTTTCATTAAGTTGGATGCTAAGAGATTGTTCAACATTGATGATAAAATCAAGATGTATAAACAATCCGGTGGTGTTGTTAAGAGATTGGATGGTAGTGAAGTTCAACTAACAGTTCTACAAGCTTTAAATGGTAATTTAGTTCATGCTGACCATATTGACCCTTATACCTTTGGAGGTGAAACAACTTTGGAAAATGGTCAATTATTATTGAAAGAAGATAATCTTCAAAAGTCAGATAAAATATAATTTCATATCTTTACAACATGCAAATATTCCTACCATACGACGACTTTAGAAAATCTCTTCGAGTATTGGATAATAAGAGATTGGGTAAACAACGAGTTGAAACATATCAGATTATATCTGCAATCACTTGTAGACCAAAATTAGATGGAACACCTTATAAGGGTTGGTTAAATCATCCTTGCACTATTATGTGGAAAGACTATGTTCCTGCACTTAAGTTATATCTTAATCTTTCAATTGACGAGTGGGTTGCTCGTGGATTTAAAAACACAATGAGCTTTGAAGCGTTTGAGGAAGATATCGTATATCCTAAATGGTTTGGTAATGAGAAGTTTCATTCTTCACACAGAGCCAACCTATTAAAAAAAGAACCTGATTTCTATAATCAATACGAGTGGACTGAAGACCCATCAGACCCATATGTTTGGATGGATAAAGAAGGTAAATGGTATGAACAACATTCAGGAAAAAACGGAAGAGTTTATTTTTAATTAAAAATTTTTTTATTAATTATTTAACTACATTTGTCAAAATATAAAATATAATATGAAGAAATACCTGTTAGTTTTGTTTGGAAAGTTTGAGTCTGATGATGTTAGTCAGGAGATTGCTTTAACTATAACACCCCTCGTCGATTCACCACATCTTAAGTTCCAAAAGTCTGATGGTAGTTTGGTTTTCCATTTTGCCAGTGAGATTTCTCAGGATGAGATTAATGATTATATCATTGGTAGTTTGTTTGATATCTGTAGTTCGTTTATCTTGACGGAGTATACTGACAAGGTGTCACTTTTCTTACCTGATGGATTAAAAGAACATCTTTTGGACTTAGAAAATTCGAATGATGAAATACATATTAATATAACGCCTTCAAATCGTTCTATGAACGATGGAGAAGAAGACGATGACGATTTTGTGGCACTATTATTGGAGAACCTGAAGAAGGAAGTAAAAAAACCTTCATTGGACTTTATTTTAGACAAAGCGTTGTCGAACGGGTTCGAGTCCTTATCACAGTTTGAAAAAGACACTTTAGAATCTTATAGTAAATAGAAAAAAATACATATGAAAGAGAAAGCAGTAATACCAATTAATCAAGACGAAATTGCCTGTTATTTAAAAGACATTAGAAAGTTGACCGTTATGACTCCTGAGAGGGAGAGAGTTTTGGCGGAAAAGATGTTATCTTCTAAGACTACTCTTAGAGAGAAAGAAGAAATCAAAAAAGAATTATTGGAGGGAAACCTCAGGTTCGTAATCACTGTGAGTAAACAGTATCAGAATCAGGGATTGGACTTTGCAGATTTGGTTGCTGAAGGAAACTATGGTCTCCTCAAGGCAATTGAAAACTTTGACTGGTCCAAGAGATTGAGATTCATCTCATATGCTGTGTGGTGGGTTCGTCAATCTATCTTGCAATCTTTGAATGAGAATGCAAGAACTATCCGACTACCAGTGAATGTGGTTCAAGAGTTACAAAGAGCTAAGAAGGAGTTGGATAAGACAGGTGCTGATTTACCTGAGAAGTTCGATAACTTGCCGTATACCGTTAATTTGGATAGTCCTTTGAATGAAGAAGGAGATACGTTGATGGATATATTGAATAACCCAAATGCCGATAGTGCTGACTCAGGATTATCTACCGACCAAACATTGAAAGATAAACTTATGAATATGTTGGACGTGTTGGATGAGAGAGAAAGGGTTATTGTTGAGGATTATTTTGGTCTATCAGGTTCAACAAGAACATTGGAAGATATTGGTAATGACTTCGATTTAACCAAAGAAAGGGTGAGACAGATTAAAGAAAAGGCTCTCCGAAAATTG